CCTCGCAGGCAGGAGTCCACTTCTTGGCGGTCATGCGGCCTCCAGGAGTTCGGATGCCAAACCAATCGCCTCGGCATACGCCATCACGAACTCGGCCGCCGCTTGCGGGACGATGGCGTTGCGGGCGGCATCTGTTCCGCCCACGTTGCGGGGTAGCCCATCACCCACAACTCGAAGGCGGGACAATGCACTCGGCCAAGGTTCGTCCCACGAAACGGGTTGCTCGACCCGCCCCATTCGTCCAGGCGTCCCGCTACGTGGTTCTTCCCGTGATTGCTGGTGCCGCTCGGCGTGGGCAACGAACCAGAGCCGGTCGCGCTTGTGGAGAGCGTTTGCGCCACTCGCTTGCAGTACGGCAGCCCCGCAGGCGTAGCCCCTTCCTTCCAGGTCACTGACCGCTCTATCGAGCCAGCCGTGCCCAATCGCTGCTGCAACCTGCTCGCCAAAGATGTCTGGAGGTGCGCACTCGCGGATGAGATGCAGCCAGGAAGGCCAGAGATCCCGCTGATCGTCAAACCCAGCGCCTTTACCTGCCGCGCTGAAAGGCTGGCAAGGACAGCTGCCAGTCCAAACCGGTCTACTCGTCGGCCATCCGGCAAGCTGTAGAGCGAGAGGCCATCCGCCGATCCCTGCGAAAAAGTGACATTGGGTGTATCCGCGAAGTTCATTGGGGATCACGTCCTCGATTGATCGGGTGTCCACGTCGCCGGCAGGGATCAGCCCGGCGTCGATGAGGTTCCGCAGCCATTGGGCGGCCTGCGGCTCGAACTCGTTGTAGTAGTTCACGCCGCCTCCCTGTACTCGACCACGCGCCCTTCGTACTTCGCTCGCAGGGCCAGGAATTCCGCATCGCGCAGCAGCCCCGGCGTCGCCTGGGCGAGTTCGCGCGACGTGTAGCTGCCGACCGCCCACGGCCCGTTGCGGAACTCCAGGCCATCGGGCGCGCGGTACAGCACCCAGCCCTCTTGTTCCGAGGCGTCGACCGCCTCGCCCCACCGTGCCAGCAGCGCCGGGATGTAGCGATGCTCGGCGCAGCCTTCGCGCTGCGCGTCAAGCGGGATGTCCGCCTTCCACTTGGCGCACGACCAGCGGCCGTCGCCATCGGGCTCAGGCGTCGCGTGCAGGCAGGTTCGGCACGACACCGGCGGCAGGGTGGCCGTGTGGCAGGTGGCCGACATCGGGCAGAACTTGCACTTGAAGAACGCCGGATCCTCGCTGATGCGGGGCAGCGGCTCGGCGGCGTAGATGATCCGCTCGGCCTTGGCGATCAGGCGCAGGGCCTCGGCCTCGTCGTAGCGGATACGTTCGGCGTGCAGCGTGTCGTCGTTCTTGTTGACGGCCAGGTACAGGGCGCGCTTGAAGTGGTTCTCGCCGACGTGGCCCCACAGCTCCGAAGCGAGGTGCATGTAGACCTGCATCTGCGCGTAGTGTTCGGGCTTGGCCGCGGCGACGCCTTGCTTCACCAGCGCTTGGAACGACTTGTCGTTGTGCGTCTTGAACTCCCCGATGTGGAGGGTCTTGGGCGCCTCGGGCACGCCTTGCAGCACGCCATCGATGCCGCCGGCGAAGTGCCCGCCCAGCGCCTTGAACCGGAACTGCTGTCCCGTGCTCGGGTCGATGTCGTGCACCTTGCAGCCGATGCCGCGCAGCTCGTCCACGAACGTGGCTTCCTCTCGGTGCCCGCGGTTGAACAGACGGCGCATACGACCGTCGAACTCCTGCCCCGGCGGCTGGCACCAGCGGAAGCTGTACCAGAGTTGCCGTTCGCACTCGCGGCCGATGACCGACCCGCCCAGGTACGAACGTGGCTGGTCGAGCTGGCCCGCCCACCAGCTGTAAATGGCTTCGACGGTTTGACTTTTGGGGGCGGGTAGGGTTGCCATGTTCTCTGTCCTCGGACGGCGGACGGGCCGCTGTGATTGCGAAGGGTGGGGTGGCCGGTGCTGATCTCCGGCTTGCTGGGCAGAGGCGGTTTCGACGCCGCAACCCTGCGCTACATCCCAGCGGACCCGAGGCTCGAACTCGGTCACATTCGCTGTCCGCGCATCAGCCTGCGCATTCACCCCGTAGAACTGCCCGGATTACGCGCCGGGCCCGCGGTGGATCAGGCGGCCTTGTTGGCCCAGAACGGCTTGGCACCGTCAGAAGGGGATGCACCGGAGGCAGCCGCAGTCGGGGCCGTGCCGGTCGCCGGCGCGTTTCCCAGGCCACCCGTCGACGGCTTGTAGGCCTTGATGACGTTCTTGGGCTTGTAGCCCTCCTGCGTCTCGATCTCGACGCGGATCGTCATCGGCTTGTAGTGCAGCTCCTGGCTGTCGCTGACCTGCAGCTTGCCGATGGCGTGGCAGATGGCCGACAGCTCGCGCTGCGCGATCTCCACCGCCTTCGGGTTCGGGTTGTCGAGGTTGAGGTTGGCCCACACCTTGCGGCCCTTGGCCGGGCCGTCGCTGACCTCGAACGTCAGCTCCAGGCGGTGGCCGCCCTTGCTGGTCGGCTTGAGCTCGGAGTCGGTGATCTGGGCGGCGTACTCGCCCGGCGGGATGGGGCTGTAGTCGTCTGCGGGGGCGACCTGCGTCGCGTCGAAGTGGCCGATCTGTGCCATGGTGCTTTCCTCTTGGTGGGTAAAGGGTGGGGCAGGGTCCGCGCGCAGTGACCCATTTAAGCCGTCGCGTCGTCAGGCGCCCCGTAGGTCAAGCCGCGGCAGCGGCAGGGGTCATTGCGCCCATCAGCGCATTCCAGTCCAGCGGAAGCACGTCGGGCAGGGAGTAGCGGTTCTTGGCGACGCACGCCGGCGTCTCGGCCACGCGGAGCATCCGGCGGCCGGTCGCCACGCCGCGCGCGCGGGTGGTGAAGCCGTTGGTGTCCTTCTTGATGGCCGTCTCGTGGTGCGCGAACCCGATCACGTCGGCCCACTCGCGCACCATGGCGTTCGCGCCCTTGTGCAGCTTGATCTCGTAGCGGTCGAACGGCTCGCTGTCCGGGGCCTCGAACCGCTTGATCTGGCTGTGCGCGATCAGGATCACGGCCATGCCGCGCGTCTCGCGCAGGTAGTTGAGGCCGTCGAGCAGCTTGCGCCACAGCGGCAGCGCCTCGGCGTAGCCCTTGCCGTAGGGGATGTCCTCGATGCTGGCCTTGCCGGCCACACGGGCGACCTCGGCCCACACCAGGGGTTCCAGCCAGTCGAGGCTGTCGATCACGGCGGTGCCGAAGCTGTGCTCGCCGCTGGCAAGGCTGGCGATGGCCTCGATGGCGTCGTTGTAGCTGGCAAGGCGCGGGAAGGCGTCCACCTCGATGCCGTCCAGACCGTCCTCGAACGGGAGGAAGATGGGTCGGTATGCGCTGGCCGCGAAGGTGGACTTGCCCACGCCGCCGTCGCCATGGATCACGACGCGCGGCGGCAGGCTGTTGCGGGTGGTGCGGGAGATGCTGGAGAGGGAGATGGACATGTCAGGCTCCGGGGAGGTTGGCGAGGTCGCGGCCGAGGCGGGCGACGTCGTGGTGCTGGACGAAGGAAAGGAGGTGGCGGAGCTTTTCTCGGTCGACGCCCGATGACGCGACGGGCTCGTGCTGCGAGATCAGGAAGGTGATCGATTCGCGCACCCGAGCCAGTTCAAGTCGCGCCGATGCGTTCTCGCTCTCGGCACGCCACCTGCGAACTTCCGCTTGTGCGGAGAAAAGGGAGCCGAGGTCGCTCACGCCGCCTCCCTCTGCTGCTCGACCATGCGCTCGACCTTCACCGCCGGCT